ATTACCAATTATAAAAGTCGCATTTGCTTTAAAAGTTGTTGAAACAGTTGTTGAATCGCATGATATATTTGATGCTTTTAGTGTTGTTGTAGATTGTGTATAACTTAAATTTGTGTTATCAATAAATACTGGATTATAACCCGCTGTAGTAGTTCCTCCAAATGAAATACTTAATGCTGTTGATGAATAAGGATTAGTTGTTCCAAGATATATATTATCTGTTGCTTGTGATATTGATGATGGTAATACTTCCCAATTTGTGCCTCCAGCTGTAGACCCAATACATAGAACAGTTATAGAACCTGCTCCAGCATTTAAAAAATATGAACTAGCAGATATATATGTAGCATTTGATTGATAATATGATAGTGTTTGACCCGATGGAGCATTTATTGTAATAGCGACTCCAGCTACTTTTCTGTAAATATTGAATTTACAACCCTCATTTCTTCCATCTACATTTGGAGTTGGCAAATTTATAGTTGCTGTTGTTGCGTCGGTTAATAAAACATTTTCCGCTGTTGAAAAACTTAAAGTTAGACTACTACCAGTAACAGATTGATTTGTTTCTAAATTGACCTTATTTGCGATATTTATTGATATTGGATTTATTGTTAGATACGTTGCGGCTGCTGATGCTATTGTTAAATAATTACTAGTAATATTAGTTAGTTGTGTTTGGGCGTTTGAACTTAAAGTTGATATATATGATAATACTGTTGGCGTAATGGTAGACGCAGGACTAGTAGTTGTTATATTTCCTAATAAATTTAAATTAGTAGAAACTGGAATTATAAGTCCGCCCATCGCATAAGTGACCTGATTTATAGTCCCCAAAAAGATACAATTACTTGCGGTTATTCTTGAATCAGTTCCTATACAAGTTGAATTAGAATAATTACCAGCTACAGATACATTTGAGTCAGAACCTACAAAAGTGCAACAAAACAATACATTTCCGCTTCCACTTTGACCATTACAAACATTTGTTCCAATAAATATATTTCCTTCTGATGCTGTATTAACTATCGCATTAGCGTTGTTATAACCCAAACTTGAATTAAAATTTGAAGCTATATTTTGGAGAGAAACAGCTCCGCAAATAGTATTAGCACTACGTGAATTTGAAAAATCAACTCCACTTAAAGAACCGTGACCGATAACTGTATTTAAATAATTATTGCTGCTATATGCTCCGGATAGCGTAAAATTCCCAATAGACACATTAGCAAAATTATTTGAACCGCCAGCATAACCTAAAGCATAATTAGTTTGATAACCATAACCAACATTATCATTACAATTATTTGATATTGCCCATCTACCTGATTGGTATCCGATGCCATGATTTCTACTAACATTTATTGCTTGTTCTCCTGCACCATAACCAATAAATACACAAGAATCTAGATTAACAGGAGTATATCCCCCATTCCCTACAATTTGCGAACCGATTAGAGTTGAATATCGGCCAGTATCGAGATTTGTCGTGCCAAATTTTGATGAACCAATGACTAATGTTCCAGCTGAGTATGGTGCGACTAAATTTAATGGACCATAATTTATGAAATTTCCATAATTCAATATATCTCCTTGATTATTTATAAATCCACTTGTATATAACCCTTTTGTTGTAATTAATTGATTATTTGTGTTAGTTCCATCATAAACCAGTAGGCCACTTTGTTTTAGAATTTTAACTCCCGAAAAAGAAATACCACTATCAGTGCTACTAGTATTGTTAACTAGTATTGTTAATGTATTGCTTCCAGCAGTAAGTATTTGAAATTTCATTATTACTTTTTTCCATGCTCCCTCTGAAGCAGTAAAATTAGAAATTGAATTATTACCACACGAAACGCTAATATTATTTGTAGGTGATGCTCGGTTGTATTCATTCCATATATAGAATGTTAAAATATAATTTCCAGTTGTAGGAAATGTTAAACTTTGAGTAAAACTCATTTGATAAATAGATGGTGCTTGAAATGAAACATATTGAGTAAAATATGGATATTCGGGAAATGCTGTTTCATATAAATTTACTAAGGCTGTAAATCCACGACCAATAAAAACCGATGGTGCGGTTCCACTTACTAATGCGATAGTCCAACCAGTAATATCAGTATAAGTTGTTATTGATGAAAAATTATTTAAAGCTTGAGCTGGTGTTGCGAATCCATAATTATTTATGGTTATTTCTGTTTCAACTGGAGTTAAATCAACTGTATTAGCTGTAATTGTATTACCTGAAAAAGAACTTGAAGATAGACTATCAAAATAAGCACTTGATTCTCCCGATAATGATATATCGTATGATGTATTTAAACCATCCGTATTTTGCATTTGTTAGTTATATTATTATAAGATTATATTATTTAGGTCTTTGTTGTTCTTTCTTTTTAGCATATCTTGCTTTTGCTAGTTCATTTCGTCTTAAACGTTTTTGTTCTCTAATTGATTGTTCATCTGCCAATTTTGAACCATACATTTTAGATATTATTTCATTTATACTTACAGGATTTTCTTTTTTTGGAATTGGTGCATAAAGTTCGGGTTTTGACATGTCTTGATATTGGCTTAAATCACTTAAAGGTTTAGGTGCTATTTCTGCTCCTTTTAGTTGTGGTATTGGTTCATTAATTCCTTTTACAATACTACTCTGTGGTGGATAATTAAATTGTGATAGTCCTAACTGTATAGAATTAATGTCTTCTCTACCCATTTGTCGTGCTTCTTCCATTTGTGTTTTATTACGTCGTTTTTTGGTTTCCGTGGCTTGCTGTGGTGTTATAGGTATTGTAGGTATTGTAGGTGCTATTTTTTCGTTTTTTGGTTGTGGATAATTAAACTTTGCTAAAGTTGACATCATTTCTTCATTTCGCATTTGTTTTTGTTCTTCTCGTTGTTTTGCTGCTTCTCCTGCTTGTTTTACTGGTGTTATTAATTCAGCTAAAGTTTCTTTTTTAGTTGGAACGTCTAATATTTTTACAGGTCCTTCTGTTCCAACTTGTCCTATATCTTCTATTCTTGGCTGAACTGGTTCAGGAGATGTGATTGGTGTTGGGGTTTGAACTTGAAATGGGACTGGCATTATTTGATGTGATTGGTATATCACATTCGGAGGAAGAGAGGGTTGTGTTAATTGAATTGGTTGTTCTTTTCCTCCCATGTTTTCTCTATGTTTTCTTTTATATACTCTTCTTTTTTTGTAATGTTTTTCATCTAATCTAACAATAACGGTTTGTTTTACAGATTGCTTTTGAGTTTGCTTTTGCTTTTGCTTTTTTACCTTGTGTTCTAATTTTAGTTTTTTTGCTTCTTTTAAAGTCATATATTATATAAAGTTAAAAAAAATAAAATTATATAATATATGCTAAATGTGGATAAGAAAAAAAAGGGTAAACTTATGAAACGAAGAATAAGTTTAGAGAAACAATTAGAAAAAACACAAAAACGTGTACAAGAATTTAAAAAAATATTAAATAATAATATAAAAGAATGATTACATATTTTTTTGTTGTTTTTTTATGGATTTATTTACATATTTATTATGCTTATTTGTTAGAAGAAGAAAAGGAAGAAAATAAATAATTAATCCTCAAATTGAATTTCATCCCAATTATGATATATCTTTTTATGTTTAAGAGAAACTAATATATAATCATGAGTTGTAGGTAAGCGTTTCATTAATTCATTAAAATTTTGTTTTTTTATATTCATAATTTCTTCAAAAAACTTTTCATTTTGTGATTTTGAAGTATTAAATAAAATAGCATTATTACAAATCTCACGAATAATTTTTGGAGATTGATACCATGACTGACAAAGAACGAAAACCGTTAATCTTAAATGACGATTTTTTAAAAACATAGATTGTAATATTTTTGATTCTTGCTTTGCTTTTAAAAGGTTCCCATAATCATCTGCTAGCAAAAGCGAATAATAACCTTGAGATGCATTCTCTTCTATTTTATTATATATTTCGGTTAAAGTATCAACATCATAAGTATGATAAATATTTTCAGGGTCAATATATTTTTTAAATACATTATCCTTTTCTGAGATTGAGTTCATTGAATTTTCAGGCATAATAACGAATATGTTATGATATACTTTTTTAAAGATTGTCTTTAGCATTTGAATTAACCATGTTGTTTTTCCGCTACCTGTTCCTCCGCAAATTAAAGTAGTATTTGATGTACCAAAACACTGCTTAATTGCTGGAAATTCTTCCAATTTTGGGTCAATAATATCATCACATAACATATGAACAGGTTTTAATTTTGGTTTTTCCAGTTCTATAACTTTCATTATATATATAAGTATTAAAAATATATTATATAAATATATGGAAATACGTCGTCCTAGAAAGCTAAGTTTATATAAAGCATTAAAACTCGGATATTTAAGAAATGAGCGTAAGCAAAAGAAGAGGTTAAAACGTTTTGGATATCGTATTGATACTGAGCTTTCAAATCGTGAGAGAATGATTGCTTTTAATCCAACAACTAACAAAGTCATTTTTGTTGAAAATGGTTCTCAATTTAATCCAATCGATGATGTAAACCAATTTAGGGAAGATTGGCTAAATAATATCACTACAGTGCCAACTGGTGCATTTACATATACGCCAAGATTTCAAGATGCTAAATCTGCCTATTTAAAAGCTAAAAAAAAATATGAAGGAAAGAAATTTGAACTTGTTGGACATTCTCAGTCTGCCGTTTCTATAAATGAATTAGCAGGAGCTAACGATAAAGCGTATACATATAATGGCGCATTTTTAAAACAAAAAGATAATCCAAATGTGACCAATTATAGAACGGCAAATGATATTGTTAGCGCATTTGCAAATCCAAATGATATGAAAACTTTATATCAACCAAAACTAGCAAATGAGAATTTCTATCAAGCCCATGGAATTGAAAATATAAAACAATTGCCAGTTTTTTTGTAAAAAGTATTTAGGAATAATTTTAGGAATAATTTTAAGAAATAACTTAAAAAAAAAGTATTTATATATATTATAAAATGCCTACTGAAACTAACTTGACTTATTTAGAAGACTTTTATGGAAGTGAAAAATTAACTAATTTTATTAATGAAGCATATCCAAACTATTTATCATCTAAAATAATGGATATTTTATTTGAAAATTATGATGAATATAATTTATTAAAATTAAATGGACTTATACTTTCATATAAAGTCATTCGTGGACATCTTGAAGATAAATTTGGTTATACAAAAATAAGAAATCATTTTTTTAAAGTTTTTATTACAAAATTAATGGAAAAAATAGAACCTAATGAAAAAGTATATTGTAGAAAATTTATGGTTGGAGTTATTAATATTCATTTAAAAAAATTAGAAGAATATTATTCTATTAAACTAACTGAATCAACTAACAAAAATAAAGAAAAAAGTAAAGAATATGCAACTTCTAAAATAACATGTCAATGTGGTTGTGAAGTTTCTAAAGGAAATCTAGCAAAGCATAAACAATCTCCTAAACATATAGAGAATTTAAAGAATATTATATAGTTTTTTTTTAATATTAGGAGGAAGAGGAAGAGGATGGGTATAGTAAGCATGAAAATGGCGGTTCTCGTTGGGAAACAAAAAATCCCCCAAAATATTTGGGATAAAAAAATGTATAGGGGAGGGGGAACCATTCAAAGACCTTCACCATACCCATCCTCTTCCTCTTCCTCTTGTTTTATTTAGTAAAAATCCTAAAAAAATACTTAAAAGATTTGATTATATTATGGTAATGCTAATAACTTCTAAACCAAAAATTATGAATGATTTTTCAAAATGTGTAATATATATGATATTTTGTAAAGATGAAAAAATTAAAGATGTTTATATATCATCATCAACAAATTTTTTAGCAATTAAAAGTTGTCATAAATCAAGTTGTAATAATATTCATAATAAACAATATCATAGTTATTTATATAATTTTATAAGAGAAAATGGAGGTTGGGATAATTGGGATTGTAAGATTTATGAAGATTATCCTTGTGATAATAAACATGAATCAAAACAAAGAATAAAAGAAATATCTAAGAATTTTTCAATTATATCTAACAAAAAAGAAGAATAAACTTTAGGAATATTAAGGAATATTTTTAAGTATTTGGAATAAAAAATACTTAAAAAAATAAAATCTTTGTATATAATATAAAATGTCTTCCGAAGATATCCTCAATGTTTTAAAAGAACAACAAGCGTCCATGGATGAAATCAAACAACAATTAAACAAGAAGAAGTATGCTAAGAATTTTTTAAAAGATATGAATCCAATTCCATTTGAAGAATTTTTAGAAAATATAAATATAATTCCAATTGACCATTTGTTAGATATGAAGCTCCCAAAGTATTATATGATGACAATTATAGAGAATTTGAAAAAATATGATAGAATGAATAGACCGATTATTTGTAGTGATATAAAAAATCGTAAATGTCATTATTTTATAAATGGAGAATGGAAACAAAATAAAGAATTTATAAAACTTTTAAAGAATAAAATCTTTTCAATGGTTATTGATTATATAATAAAATCAAAAAAAAGACATGGTTTTACAGATGATACAATGATGTGTTTATCAGTTTTATGTGATGTAGAGAAATATCCGGACACAAAATTATTTGATAAGATTCTAAGTAACTTATCTGATGAAATAAATAATGATATTTCAAATCTAAGTAGTGATGAAGAATAAATTTAGTTTCTATTTTAGACCAAATTTATTTACCAAACCTGCAATTATAACATTGTATATAACTTTTACTAATTTCTGTTCCACAATCATGACATTTGCCATTAAATACACAATCTTTACATTTTGTAAAGTTACTATATTTTTCTTTATCACAATCAGTACAAAACTTTTTACGACAATCTTTGCATCTATTATCTTTTGTATTACGATGAGGTTTTTTACAAATTTCACAAGTCCTGCCAGCATTATCTTCAGATAAAAATCTTTTAATACAGCAATTACCAAGTATTATTAAATCATCTTCATTTAAATCATTTATGATATAACAATTTTCTTTAATTTTGTGACCACAAATACATGTATCAGTAAATTCAGGAAAATTATAACCTGGAAAACAAAGTTTATAATATTTTGTATGAGGAGTTATTTTACCAGGATGTCTTCCTCCAGCATATCGCCAATTATCCATATCTTCAATTGTCAATCCAAGTTCTTTTAACCCTTTAACAAAGGGAATATATAAATTGTTTTTTTCCATTATATATATGTTTAGATATTTTTTAAGTGTTTTTTTTAATTATTTTCCATCAATTTTTTCTAAAAAGATTTGACAATGTTATTTTTAATCACTTCTTTTTTTATCTTTTATTATTATATATATGCCGTCAATATGGATAGATTTTGTTAAAACATGGGCAAAAAAATATAACTTAAGTTATGGATGTGCATTATCAAATCCTCAACTTAAGACAGATTATAAGAAGTTTAAAGAAAATAAATTATTATTAAAAAATCTAAAGGTTGAACCAATAGAAATAGCAAGTCCTTCAAGTGTATTAGGAACTAACAAAGGTATAGTAATAAAACCATCTTTAAAAGAAAAAAAAAAAAGAGGTAGACCTTCAAATATAAAAAATAGAGTTCGTATAAATTTAGACTAGATGATGAGGAGGTAGAGTGAGGCAATCTATTTTTATATTCTATAATTTAATATAAAATATAAGAATTCAAAAATTTGTTTTAGTTTTTTGGTAAATTTACCAAAAATTTACCAAAAATTTGTTTTAGTTTTTGTTAGTTTTTTGATTTAGTTTTTATTTTCTCTCTATTTTATATGAAACGAAGCAGAACATCAAGCGATTTTAATGAATGGATAAAAGACCCTATATCAGTTGGTTCCATATACATAAAACCAATCGAAGAAAAGCAATCATGTTGCAACAAATGTTTCTCTCTAATTTGGTATTATTGTTGCTGTGGACATCTAACAAATATATAATCTTTCTAATTTTGATTTAAACAGTTCAAAGCATATTAGATGATAATATCTTGTTTTATTACGATAAAGAATCATACAATAATTATTTTCAATAAAGGTTTTACAAAAGTTACATTTATGTAACTCTTCAAATCCATACTCACAATCTACCTCAAAAATCATTGTACAATTAATTCATATTATTTTATTCACAAATAATATAAATATGACAATAATAATAGATATAATCCCAAGTCCTTTAAAATTAAAAAGATATAGAGCAACCGTTTTATTGCATAATGGAGAACAAAAGACGATAGATTTTGGGTCTAAAGGTTCTTCTACCTACATAGATGGAAAGAGAACAAAAAACGAACGTCTAGCATACCTTAAAAGGCATTTAGCAAATCCAAAAGAAAACGAATTAATTAACAGTTTAATTGCGAGCCCTTCTACCATGAGCTGTTATTTATTGTGGGGCCCAACAAAATCATTAGACGCAAATGTACAAGAATTAAATAGACTTTGGAAAACAAAGTAGTTATTCTAAATAAGAGTTTGTATACTTTAGAATAAAATATTTGTATATATTATGGAGAACACAACCGAATATCCTCAAGAGCATAAAGATGAGAATATTTTGAAACCCAAAAGAACCCGTACAATGACAGAAGATGCCAAAAAACAATATGCTGAAAGAATGAAAAAAGTAAATGAGGATAGATGTGCGAAAGCTCGTATAGCAAATGAAGCAGTTTTAGAAGCAAAGGAAAAAGAAATACAGATGAAGAATCAAGCAAGACTAGATTTAATTGCAAAAAAGAAAGAACAAATTAAATTAGCTAGAGATAAAAAGGAACCCATTCAACCTACTCAACATCCTCATCATCAAGAAGAGAAGAAAAAGAGAACGAAAAAAGTAATACTAGAGGATTTATCAAGTGAAGAATCAACCGATTATATGGATGATGATGATGAGGATAGCGATAGTAGCGAAGAAATTGTTTATGTAGCAAAAAAATCTAAAAAACCAAAAAAAGAAGAAAAAAAACAAAAAGAAAGAGCAACTTCTTCTTTGGTAAAAGAAAAGAAACAAGTATACCATAGAGATATACCAATCCCTATAGCCCAAGAAGCAAATAAAACAATAATTAAATTTATTTAGAAATGTATTTAAAATCTTTTATACTTATATATGCCCTTTCAAATCATCCAAAATGCTAAGAATTGTTTTGCTGTTAGAGATATATCAAAACCATCCCATATTTTTAGTAAAAAATGTCAAACCAAGAAACAAGCAAAAAAACAAGAACTAGCAATTATTTTAAGTGAAAGTAGAAAATCAGGTAAACCAGTAAGTTCTTATTTTGTTAAATAAAATTCTTTTTTCTTTAGCAATTATATAATGAATAAGTGGATTCAACATGTAAAGGATTATGCTAAAAAGCATGGTGTATCTTATAGTATGGCTTTAAAAATGCCAGGTTGTAAAGCATCTTACAAGAAGATGTGTTAAATAATTTTATAATGATTATATATAACATGCCAGTATATAATCTTTATCTAAATACAGTAGACGCAACTGGATTTTATAATGGAAATTTTTCATCTAGCACATGGCCTGTTCATTGGGATAATCTTTTTAAATGTGAAAATTATAAATACAAAAAATGCCGTCTTAGGTTTAAAATTTTAGGGAGAATAGCCAGTAATGCCGCTTTTACTTTCGCTAGTAGTTTATGTAATGTATCATGTAGTCTTCCAACTAATTTTAGCAGTTCTAACACATTATTCCCTACTCTATTAAATATTGCAGTTTTAGATGGAACTAGTATCACTAGAACAAGGTCAACTTTCCCAATGATAACGAACACAGTAGAAACCCCTGGCGTAAATTGTCAAATTCCAAAAGGTTCTTTTCCTCTAACTATTGGTATAGCACAAATGGCAAATTTTTCACAATTGACAAACTTTGGTTCAAGCATCCAAAACTTTAATTATAATATACATTTACAATTTGAACTATATGATACTATTTAGACGAAGTAAAATAATTTTTATAATATAATATAATATTCATAATATATATGCCCTGCTTTACATTATGGCTTTCAACTCTAATCACATCTCCAACAAGTAATTATGTCGTACCTATTGATAAAAGTAATTTATCCAATGTGTCATGGAGAATAGACTTTGATAACTTATTTAAGGGTCGTCAAAAAGATTATAAATATTGTCGGGTAAGATTTTTTTTAATGGGTGAAACATTTACTGCTGCGGTTACTCCTGCTAATGATTGGACTAACTATTGTGGTTACTTAACGTTTTCAACTCCATCCAATTTTCAAAGCGATACAACAAATGGCACTATATTAGGTTTAACATATCCTCAAGACTGTCCTATTACTGGAACAGGAGTTCATTGTATGTTTTCATCAACAATGAGCGAAGCTGGAATTGACATCAATATACCATTGGGAGTTCAACAAGTAAATGTCCAATTAATATCATGGATTACAAATCAGTTTATATCAACTATGCAAAACTACTCTCTTCTATTAAATTTTGAATTATACAATTAGATATAACCTTTTTTAAAAGATAATATATATATATGACGGACGAAGTATATTCTTTATTATTATCTACATCCACAAGTCAATCAGATAAAAGAAATGTACCAATATATAGAACAGCTGGTAATTATGCAGATGTTAGTTGGATTGTTAATTGGGACCAAATAATACCACAAGAAAAAATATCAGAGTATAAATTCTGCCGTGTAAGATTTACTTTGTTACAAGGTTCATCTACTTATAGCTGGAATAACCAACTCGGCATTTTATCAACTAATTTACAAAGTGATTTTACTATTCAAACGACATGTCTTCCGACTATTTTAGGCGTTTTATATGCAAAACAAACTGATAATACAATATCAATATTAGAGCAAGTATATAGTTTAACAACATTAGACCAATGCGGAGTAGATATTAATATTAATTCATTAAGAGGACAACAAATTTTACAACTTAAATGGTGTAATGATGACTCAATAACGCCTCTTAGTAATATTTCTAAGGATTATGAGATTTCTCTTTTCTTTCAATTATATAATTAAATAAAAGTTTTTTAGCGAAGAAAGAAAAAATAATCTTTTTATATAGTAATATGTTGAGTATACAAAAACAGAAGGCTGAAAAATTTATAAATAAAATGTTTCAAGGTATGGATGACCCAGTTATGGAACAAATAATGCGTTGTCAATATTTAGGCGATGATGAATCGAAATTAGATGAATTAATAAAAAAACAACAAAAAGAAATGGAAGAATATGCTAGTCATTTTGAATTACAAGATGCAACTAAAACTGTTCTAACAAATGAAGAAAAGGAGGAAATACTCAGGGAACAAAGTTCTATAACTTCCGTAAAGAACCCCTCCTCTAACAAATAATATTTGGTTTTACCTTTTCAAAGGTAAATTAAAATCTCAATGTATATCAAGCAAAGTAGATAATGGAGAGAATACAACCGCCAACATCAATAATTAAAGATACGATTACATTTCATTTGAATACACAACTAACGACTGGTTTAGTATTAAATAGTGATTATAAAAGTCAAGTAAGATTTGATTTAAAGAATTATATAAATTTAGATGATGATGATGTATTGTGGGCAACTGTATCTATGCCAAATTGTGTCATAACAAATTCGAATTATATCGTAAATGAATATAATAATAAAATAGATGTTTTATATGGTGGACTATCACACGTGACGACAATACCAGTTGGTAATTATACGAGAGCAACATGGGTTATATATATGAATGGTTCAGTATCTAGTCCATTAAGGAGTGATTATTTTACACTAACAAGTGATAATACGACAAATAAATTTACCATCACAACGACAGCATTATTTCAATCAACATATCCAAGCGGAACATGGGGGATGACTAGTGCAACATCATGTGACTATATTTTTGGTTTTAGAACTTCTTTTAGCACAACCACAACCAGTTTTACAATGCCGAGGTGTTTCAATTTTTTGCCAATAGCAAGATTTGTTTTTCATTGCAATATTTTAAATAGTGGTATAACTCTTTCTAGTAATTCAAGCATATCAAGCACTGATGTTTTAGCAGTAGTTCCAAATAGTAGTAAACTGAATTCACAAATTATTTATGAAGGAAACATGAATGAATTTCTTATAAAAAGTAATTCACATATTAGCAGTATTGTAATATCAATAACTGACGATGACAATAAATTAATTAATTTTAATGGTATTTCTTGCTATTTTGATTTACAATTTAATTTATTTAGAAGAACCATACAAAAACCTCTAAAATTTCATAAATTAGTAAATCAAGCAAATGAAAATATAGGAAATTATCCCGAGAATGTTTTAATTGCTGAATAAAATATAAAAAAAATTATTTTTTATATTTTTGTATATTATAAATGACAACTGTTGGACTTCCTTCTGAATTAAAACCTGAGTTAGATTATTCTCTCCCGGCTGGAATGAGTTCTTATCACGTAAGAGTAACTCCTGCCAATTTATCTCAAGTTCAAAGTGCTACTCAAACATTGACAAATAGTTCTACTGTTCAACTAACAAATACTTCTAGCAATATTATTTTTGAAATACCAACTCAAGCTGGTGCTAATGTTGTTGTAGACCCCCGTTTTAGTAGTATGTCGTTCCGCGCCTCATACGAAATTATTTCTAAAGGGACGACAAATGCTGTGACAAACGCACAACTCCGTTCTCATGCTATGGCTTACTTTAACAGAAGTTATACACAAGCTGGAGGTGTTATTTTAGAAGATATTGCTAATTATGATATTATAAATGATTTCATCGCTCAACAAGAATTTTCAGTTGCAGACCGTGATGCTCTAGCGGCTGCTTATGGATTCTCTTATGAAGATTCTAATACTTCAAGTCAAAATAATGCTAATGGTCATAAAATAAATGGCATTGATGCAACTTCTAGCGTAGCCGTTACTGCCGCTGGGGCTGGTAAATATTATTCTTATTGTGTTCCTCTTCTTAACTCGGTTATTGGTAAGGGTGCTACTAAATTCTTCAATATTTCCAAAGTGAATAAAATGCAAGTTGTTTTTACAACTTCTCCAAACTTGCCTCTTACTATGGTAATTGGTAGTACTGGTACGGCTCCTGATTTAACATTCCGTGTAACTCTTGATAACTTCCAGCTCAATTTGGTTTACATCAATCTTGGAGAAGCATCTAAATTATTAGCTAAGGCTGGGCCTCAATATTATAACGCTGTTACTTGGCGTTCGTCTACTTCTACATTAGCCGCGGGTATTTCGGGAAACACAACCAATCTCGTCGGAGTAAGAGGTTCATCTGTAAGAGCCTTATGGGTAAAAGCAAATGAAATTACAGCTACTCCAAGTACTGCCGCTTCAGTAAATGGTATTTTTGATAGTAAAGCACTTATAGCCTCCGCTTTATCATGGAACATTGGAGGTTTATCTGTTCCAAGTAATCCTATAAATACTTCAAATAATCCAGCCCTTGCGTTTTTACAGACACAACAAGCATATAATTCTTTTGACCCTATGTCAATGCGTAGTTCAGTTGTTCCTACTCGTTATTTTACATATATCCCCAGTTCAACGACTTCTCTTCCAACTGATGCCGACCAATTGTATACTGTGGCTGGAAATGCATCAAGTGTTGCTTCACAGTGTATGTGGGCTTGGGGCATCTCACTTGAAACTGTTGCTAAGGCTGGAATACTTGATGGTTTGAATCTTAACAGTTCCTCAACTTTCTTAAATGCTAACTTGTTAATGGCATCAACAAATGCAATTTCTCTCTATTATTTAGCCAAAATGGATGTTATTTACGTAATTGATGAATCAGGGAATGTTTCTGTTCGCATTTAACCTCACAAAATAATTAATAATGAAATAAAAAATAATATTAATTTTTATTTTATTTAATGCCTAACATATCTAAGCGCCTCAGTCACAGAATGACCCATTTCTTCCGCTGTCTTTTGCATATCTGCTAATGCTGGTATATCCTTGTATTTTGAAGATAAATAAATATGACGTAACATGCTTGTAGAAATATTACATCCAAAAATTCGATTCAATAATTTTGTTAGATAAGAGGATGTCAATGGTTCCCCTTTTTTAGTTGTTAATAAATATTCATTATTCCCTAATATTTTTACATATCGTTTCAATATTATCTTTAATTTTTTAGGTATATCTACTTCTTGTTCATCATACGTTTTTGATGTTTTATAAATATTAAATATAAACTTCTTTTTTTCAAAGTCAATATAATTTTCTTTTTCTGTATCATAAGCCTTAATCTTCATCTTGCACCAATCCTCACTTCTTCTTGGAGGAATCCAATAACCGCAAGTCAAACTTAAAATAATAAAATCCTGTAGTTTACTCATTTGGTCAGTACTTAAAGGTTCTTTTGACTTTAATAATGGTTCGCATATAAGACGCATATCTTCATATATCTTTTTAATTTCATCGTATGTCTTCCAATTTTTATTTTCTTTTGAAGACATATCTTGACTATCTTTTTTCTGTTTCAATTGAGAACTAAGATGCATTAAAGATGATTTATATTTTTCATTATGTTTATCATAAGCAATAAGAGCAGTCAAAAAATTAGATTGTCTTACAATTGGTTCATCTTTTAATATTTCTAACATGTGTTCTTGATTTTGATACCATGTTGGATATAATTCAATCTTCTTAGGGTTATGTGAATAAAATAAAGTTTTTAAATTAGTAGCATAACTATTAATTGTTGAAGTCGCTATATTTGGCTTGTTTTCCTTAATTGTATTTTTCAGAATTTCCATTATATATATATAAAAGAAAAGATTTTTAAATTATAATTTAGAAAAGTAATTTAAAAATATAATATTTAGAAATATATATAATGGAAGAAGAAAAAAGAAAAGCATGTAATACTATACGACTATTTGGTGGTATGAAAAGAGATATAAATATGTTATGTTTAGTTGTTGCAGACATAGCTACTAAATTAAATATTGATGCGAAAACGTATATGGGAGAAGATGAATCAAGAGATTATGAATGGTTAGATTCCCAAATAAAGAGAGAAATTGAAGAAGAAAAGGAAAAAGAAAAACACTAGGACAAGTATTTTATAAATATATGTTGAAATCCTATATATAAATATAAAAGGAAATCCTAAATATAAATACAATAAGAAATCCTATATATGTTTATATATAACTTATCTAAATATATATAAGAAAAGGATATAAAGAAAAATGAAATTTCATTTTTCTTTATATCCTTTTCTTATATATATTTAGATAAGTTATATATAAACATATAT